TGTCATTGGCAGTTTCAATCTTTGGTTTTGGCTTAGCACCACCATTCTTGATACCAGAGTTGAAATTGATCTTAGATGCAGACTCTTCCAAATCAAACAATCGCATTTTACCGTAGTCAACTCCCTCTAGGAACTTGTTAGGTTCGTCAAGATTCTTATACCGATTCTTGAGTTGTTTGAACATAATTTGCTTGAGTTGCTTGAGTTCTTCTGTGTTGATGATGGCACACATCCAGTCAGCAATAGCCGGTACGCCGAAGGATTCAGAAGTTTGAGACATATCGACATCAGAATTACCAACACCAGCTCGGGTAGTCTGAACGGCAGAAATGCATGCAAAGTTGTTCACAATTGCTAATGCTCGGAGTTCGGCACCAATTGACTTCACAATGGTGTAAGAATTTGCCCCACCACCAGCTTTGTGGCGTTCAGAGAGACAAATGGACATATAGTCAACAACGACCAGATCTGGTACAAAATTCTGCTTGGTCCTGTATTCTTCCAGTAGTGCTCGGAAATGTCCCGGGTGAGCACCTTCCGTTGGATATTCCTTGATCCTCAGCTTGCCCTTAGACATAGCAGCGACCTGGGCGAATTTGTTATCAAACACCGGCTTAGAAATCGACTCAAGCGTATCAAAGTCAATGTCCATAAGGTTAACGTCAATACGTTTGGCAATTTCAAACTCGGCCATTTCCATCGTTATGTACAGTACATTATACCCGGCCTTGAGTGCTCCGGCTGCAAAGTTCGTCATAACCAAAGACTTACCGCCGTGAGGTGGAGCCAATAGAACATTCAATGTTTTACGAGGGAAACCACCGCGCGTAATCTCATCAAAGATCTTGAAACCAGTTGGAATACGAGCTTCGTTGAGATGGTAGTAATCGTACCGATCATCGGCCTCTTCAATGTAATCATGGCCGACTGAGGTATTGAAGCAGATTGAAAGTGCTTCCTGTAGGATAGATGGAATAGCCTCTGGAGTCTTGAGTTTATCCTGGCCGTCAACGATGAGCACAGATTCACGAAGTGCATTGAATAGAGCACGTTGTTTACAGAATTTCTCAGTTTCTTCAATAAGAAAATCCAGGCCTTCTGTGAATTCCTCAGTAGAATCCAACACAGAGACCAATGCGTCATACACAGGCTTAGAGCCTTTGAGATTTTCAATCTCAATTCTCATTGCTTGCTTTGATGGAACCTTATTATATTTGTGGAAGTACCGTGAATAGATCTTGAATAGATTCTTGTCTTCCGGTGTAGAAAAATATTCTTCCTTGATATGTGGAATTACCTTGCGAACATACTCCTCGTTGAGAAGCAATTGTGAGAAAATTAGTTGTTCTGGTTTCATATTTAAAAGCTAAGATGGGCCGACATGATCTATTATATCACATCGGCCCTCGAAAGTAAAAATCTTATTCGGCTTCGAGTTCTTCTTCTAGAGCAACCAATTCCTCTGTGAACATGGCACCAGACGAAACTTCATACTTGGTCTTCACGAAAGCATCAAATGTTGGATCTGCAAGGATCGGACCCCAGAATACTTCTGAGTTCGTATCAGCCATACGCCAATTCTTGGCTTCAAGCTCTCCGGTCTCCGGATTGCATTTTGTGTACCAACCGTTCTTTGGTTTCACAACATGCTTGGATTCAAGAGCAATATCCATAAGAGCAGAATAGATATTGATACCCTGACCGTGGAGAACCTGCACTGGGATCTTAGACTTTTCACGGACGAAGCGAGACTTTTCAACGTTGATGATAAAGTTGTATCCAGTCAGCTCAGTACCGTCCTTCTCTTGTTGACGACCAAGAATAAAGATGGCAGAGGCAGAGTAATAGATACCAGTTCCACCAGAGACAACAGCCTTCGAGAACATTTCCTGAGTCATGTAGGTATGGTTCACAACAACCATTGGAAGTTGCTTCAGCGTCAGGTGCGGAGTTACCATACGGAACAGAGACTTGAGTTGCTTAGCACGGGTCATATCTGCGACAGATTTTCCATCCAGAGCGTCATCAACTTCCTTCTTCGAAGCAATATTACCGGCAGAATCCAAAGCAATGAATACCTTGTCGCCGCGCTTGATTTCTTCCAACTGCTTCATAATGTCGAACTTAAGTTCTTCAATAGTTGTGACAGGAGTATGAACGACACGAGTCATGTCAATTCCTACGGCATCAAAATACGACTGTGGAGTACCGAACTCAGAGTCGTAAAACAGACCGATAGCATCTGGGTAAGTGTCCAAATATGACTTCAGCATCAAAAGAGTAAACATCGTTTTGAAGTGCTTCGATGGACCGGCCCATATGATTAGACCCGAACCAAAGCCACCATTGATTGAGCCGGACAGAGCAACGTTGATTGCAGGTACGGCCGTTTTCACACGGTCGGTTATATCAAAGAATGTAGAGTCTGCCAGGACTGCTGTTTCCTTGATAGTTGAGTTCTTCTTGATTCTGTCTAGTAGTGCATTTGCCATTTTATTTTCCTTCGTTGTATAAATTAAAATCTATCGGGTTAACTATATCACCATCTTTTGAGTATTTTTTACCACCGAGAAGTTCAAAAAACGATTTACCATTGTATAAAAAGTTTCTAACATCTGTGAGTATAAAGCCATCTACAATTTTTCCAAGATCATCAAACAATAAGCATTCAGTTGTTTGAAAATGTGCATTTATTAGAAATTTTTCTTTTTTATACTGAGCAGGTAACCAAAGATTTTCCGAACTAATTAAGTTCTTTGCTATTTCTGGTAATTCTGGATTTATAGAAATAAGTCGTATCATTTTTGAGCAGAAATATTTATTTTAGAAAATTTAGCTGCATCAGTTCCCAAATATTATTAGAAGATTGATCTATGTTGTTAGCATTTGTAGATATGCTTCTTCTATAGATTTATTCATAAATTTTCCTTAACCGAAGAAATCATCGAGTGAATTTTCTTCTTCCAATTGCCATTTCATTGCATCCATAATCTTGACCAATGGGTCTAGGAATGCCTTAGAGAATTGAGTATCATAATCAATGTACCGATGAAGATTGAATTCCTTTGGTAGTTCGGATGGGAAGCCGATGATGTTTTCTCGTAGTGTATTTGGTTCAATGAGTGCTACATACTTGATCTTGTCACCTTCTTTAATCAGTTCATATTTCTTGGTCAGATCATTTTTCAGGATCAGATTGTTGTACAACAGAGCCGCTCTCACAGCAATTGGACAACCCTTGGCATAGATAGAATTTGAATCCGAGTACTCTCGCATGTTATTAGCAGAGCGTGGGAATGCAATTTCCTCTACCGAGTACGAATGGAAGTTCTTTTGACACTTCGTAATGTACTCAAGCAAAATGTCACGGTCAGCATGATCCAAAATCAACTTAATAGCTTCCGTAAGCCATTCACGTACTAAGTCAGGAGTCGAAGATCGGTTGGTCTCAATCCCAGTGATCTTGTACTCGGGTTGAGCATATCGAACACCTTCATTATCAAGTACCTTCTGGCAGTTTCGCTTTTTAGCCAAGACAACAGTAGTCGAAGAAATTGCCTCTGGTTTGAAGTACAGCTTGTTCTCATAGAAGTTGAGTCGGTCCGAGATTTCCTTAGTAGATTCATTCAAAGCCTTAGCCAAGAAAGCATCAATGAATTTCAGCACAAATGTAGCCGTTGCATCATCGGTCATTTTCTTGGGAGCAAGTTCTACCAATTTATCAAAGCGGACACAAAGTGAATCGGTATCATTATAGACTACATAGTCCATATCAATTTTGCAAACCTTGGACATGAACTGATTTGCTCTGCGAGACACTGCCTGAATTGCATACTGACCAGTTGTTGTAATACCCTCGGCAATTCGGTTGTCAAAGAAGAGAAAGTATTTATTGGCCATAGCACCGAATAGGGAATTCAGCTGAACCTTCACGGCCAATTGAAGAACACCAAACCGTGCCGAAGCCTTTTTGAAACTCTCGTCATGAGTCTTTTCATACTCACGTTTGAGCCGTAGCATCTCATCCTTTGCAGCCTTACGTTTACCGAACATTGACTCGGTAAGTCGTGGCATCACTCCACGAGTATCTCTGCGATAACGAGAGCCATTAGCAGCAAGAGCAAACTCGGATTCGTTAGCAATATCTGTGTTAAGTAATGAATCAATTGACACTCCGTCAATCATGTCCACGAAGGTCTCGGGTGAC